CACCTATGCACTCTGCTGGAATATCGACGATGACGATCCGGTGACCGCTGATGAAGAGATTGTCGCCAAGGCAAACCCGGGGCTGAATGTCTCCGGCCCGCACCTGGCAGCGATCCGCCGCAACTTCGAAACCATGTACGAGAACGGATCCGCCGAGAAACGTTCCGCTTTCGTCCGTGAACACCTCTGCCGGTTTGATGACAACGTTTCGACGTTTCTAGACCTGGACGCCTTCGATGCGTGCCAGGGGAAACCGGAGTTGAACCATGGTAATAGAGTTTATGTTGGCATTGATTTGTCTCGAGGCGGCGAGGGCATCCGTACCGACGTTTGCTCGATTTCTGCGCTCAGGATGCACAGCGGGAAAGCGCACATTCGAAGCCGGCATTTCCTTCCTGATTACGATCTGGAGAAGCACGAGAAGCTGACCAAGATGCCGCTACGGGATTGGGCGGAATCTGGCCGGCTGCACTTGTGCCCTGGAAAGTACATCGACGGTGAACAGATCACTGCTGAGGTCAAGCGCCTGGTTGATGATTTCGAAGTGGTCTACATCGGCGTTGACAAGTGGTGTTTCAACGCTGATTTGCGCTCGATCTGGACTGATACTTTCAGGTGGCCGGTGGACTATCGAGGGCAGCCCCAGCACCTGACCCAGGCTTGTGGCTGGATCATGGATGCCGTCAATGCCGGCAAGCTCATCCACGATGGGGATCCCATGCTGAGGAAAGCACTGCAGAACGTGGTGCTGAGGCAGTCCCCATCTGGTGCCATGCGCCCCTGTAAAAACAGCACCCAGAGCATGATTGATCCGCTTATCAGCTTGCTGTTTGCTGCTTCCCTGGCTGCTGATGACGCCGGGAGCCGTCCCAGCATGTACGCGGGGGACCAAATTGCTATATGATGCGACTAGGGCAGGATCCAGCCTCACCGGTTGTCGCTCGAAAGAAGTACCTAAGTCACGCCGGTTGATAGCGGCCAGCCAGGTCAAGCCCGCAAGGGTGGCGCAGAACAGGCGACTCGGCACCTTTCACAGGTGAACCCCTACTACGCCTAGCCGCGGCTGAAAAGGTCCGGTGAATCCGAGAACCGAACAGGGTTAGTTCGATGGGTGTCCCCGGGAAACTGGGAGCACCCTTTTTTCATTTTTTTCCTTGCTTTTCCAATTCTATGCTAGTATGCCCCTGTTCGGTGCCTGTTAGGTACCTCGAGCTTTCAGGGGACTCGCTATCGGCTTCAAGGACATTGCAAACCGGATCCTGGGGAGCACCGCCAGCAGTACAAACTGGTGGCTGTGGCGCACTCCGGATTTCGTCAGCTACACCACCAGCAGCGCACTACAGATCCCTGCCGTTGCCCGTTGCATCAAGCTGATTAGCGGTGATGCAGGCCGGCTCCCGGTGATCCTGCAGAGAAAGCGTGGGGGGGTCTGGGAAGATGAAGAAAACAATCCGCTTCTCAATATCTTCAACCGCGCTCCGAATCCGGACCTGACTGGAAATGAGTGGAGAAGCTGGATATTCAGGGATCTGGCTGTTTCGGGAAACCATCTGAGCCTGATTACCAGGACTGGTGCCGGCGCAATTGATTCCATCCAGCCGCAGAGCTTTGGCACCTGGTCGGTGAATTGGAATCGTGATCGCCAGGTCCTGAGCTACAACGTTGCTGGAATTGGAATGGTGAACCCTTCCGATGTCCTGCACGTGCGGCTCGATGGGGAAACCCCCTTCTGGGGTGTTTCACCACTTGAGCAGCACAGTACAGTCCTGAAGACGATTCTTGCTCAATACGCTGCCGCTGAACGCACCTTTACCAGCACCCTGGGCAAGGTGGCTCTGAAGACTGACGATCAGCTTTCCCCGGAAGCAGTCCAGAGGATCCAGGAGAAGTTTGCCGAGACGCACGGCACCGCTGGCGGCTGGGAATCACCGATCGTCACCGGCGGGGGCATGGAGGCAAAGGTTTTCCAGAACGAACTGAGCCGGAACGAATACGTCTCAAGTCAGAATTTCGGGGTTGCGGATGTCGGAAGGATCTACGGGGTTCCGGCCTCGATGCTCTACGCCAGCGACCAGTCCGGGCTGGCCCAGGGTCAGGGGCAGCGGGAGGTGTACGGGTACATAGAAACCGGCCTACGCCCACTGCTCTCCAGGTTTGCGGCCCATGTCGCCCTGAAGATGCTCAGTCCGAATCAGCGAATCGTTTTCGATACCCGCGCACTCAGTCGCGGAAGCTACGGGGAAGCCGTGGCCAGCCTGCGACAGGCGATCGACGCCGGAATCATCAGTCCTGCAGAGGCACGCAACGCTCTCGAGATGTCCCCCGCGCCTGAGGAAGCCGGCCTGGACGAGTTCGTAATCTCGAAGAACTACACCCAGCAATCGGCAGTAGACGCTGACGATGCCGGCCAGGACACCTCCATGGGGGTTCCCGATGAAGATTGAATACCGATCGGCTGCGCCGATCCAGATTGCGAATGGGGAAACTTTCCGGGGAACGGCTATCGCCTGGGGAGACTCAACCGCGCCACTTGCAGAGTTGAACGGATACCGGGAACGGTTCAAGCCGGATGCGCTCAGGTGGAATGACGATACCGCGATGTACATGGGGCACGCCTACGAGCAGCAGATACCGCTGGCTCGGGTAGGCGCTGGAACGATGTCTCTGCGATCAACGGAACATGGCTTGCAGTTTGAAGGAAGACTTCCGGAATGGGCTGGGGCGATCACTGAGGCTTTGCGCCGGGGTGATCTTACTGGTGCCGTTTCGATCGGTTTTCGTGCTGATGAGGATGGGTCTGATTGGAATAACAGGGCGCGCCTACGAACGGTTCGTAGCGCTTCCCTGCATCACATCGCGATCGTGCCACAGGGGGCTTATCCCTCGGCGCTGGGGAATCTCTCATCATGAAATCGCTTGAACTTCGCGACCGCAAGGCCGCCTTGTGCGCTGAAGAGCGCTCCATTTTCGAAGCCGCAAAGGCTGAAAACCGCGCGTACACCGTGGACGAGCTTGAAAAGATTGAAAAGCTCGAGGACGAGATGCGCGGTATCGACGCCGAAACAAACGACGTGCGCCAGGCTGAAGCCGCTGCAGCGGTTGAAGCTCGAATGAACGAGCCCGTCCACGAATTCACCATGTCGGGTGCGCTTGGCAGCACCGGAGCAGGTTCCGGCGGGGCCGGCCTGAACGCGACCGAAGCACGTTGGTTCACCGACATGATCGAGGGTCGTACCACGCAGAGCACCAGTAACCTGGGCGAGGTTATTCCGAAGCCGCTCCAGGATCGCATGATCCAGCTTCTGGATCGGGTCTCGGCAGCACGCCAGGTCGCTGATGTCTTCACCGTTTCGAGCCCCGTCCGCGTGGCGCGTCAGTCCGGTTACGGCACTGCGCTTGCCGCCGTGGCAGAAGCTGGAGCAGCAACGACCTACGATCCCTCCATTGATGAGATCGACACTTCAACCAAGATTTCGAAGGCTTTCGGCGAGTCAACCCTGACGGTCGAGCTTCTCCAGGATTCGCAGTTCGACACCGAATCCGTGGTGATGAACATGATCGCGGAAGCGGCTGGTCATTTCCAGGAAACCGAGTTCATGACTGGCGACGGTTCAGGGAACCCTGAAGGTCTCATGGTCGAGATTTCGGGCGCGAACACGTTCGACACTGGCGCTGCCGCTGGTGGGCTCACTGTCGATGAGGTCACCGAAGCGATCCTGACCAAGCTCCCGCCTCAGTATCTCGGGCTCCCGCGCTGGCTCATCGTTGGCCAGAAGGCTGCTGCCGAGCTCCTCGCCGATTCGGATGGCAATGGGCGCTTGCTCCTGCAGCAGCAGGCCAGTTCGACCTTCGCGAACATGCCTTCGATGTCGATCCTCGGGACCCAAATCCTGATTTCGAGCGGCGCACCTGCTGCAAGCGGGAACGCCGGTGCCTGGGCTAACGGTGATTACATGGGCACGGTTCTCACCCAGGGCAGCTATGGAATCTACGACCACGGCGGTTTCCAGATGCTGCGTGATCCGTACTCCGGTGGCACCAATGGCCTGGTGAAGGTCAACGGCTGGATCCGTTCCGCTGGAGTGGTCCAGCGACCGCAGTCGATCGTCCAGATCACGTTCTGAACCTTCCTCTTCACACGGGGGGGGCTGGTCCTCCAGTCCCCCCTGGTTGGATGATTTATGCAAGTCGAAAGCGTCACAGGCAATGGTCCGGTATCCCTGGCAATGCTGCGCGATCACTTGCGGGTCTTCCACACTGCTGACGATACGAACATTGGCAGCGCCCTGGCGGCTGCCGTTGATGCCTGGGATGCCGAATCCCTGCGCCCGGTCAGGGACACTCAGTTTTCCCAGGAGTTTGATAGTGTCCCGGCAGGCTACAAGTTTGCCGCCGGGCCTGTCTCTACAATTGATTCGGTGATCTGGTACGACGCTGAGACGCACGCGGCTACAACCGTGGATCCAGCGGACTACAGGATTTCCGCTTCCGGCTCCTGGCAGAAGCTGCAATTCCTGTACGACTTTGCGTCGGACGCTTCTTCAGCGGGCTGGTGGAAGGTCACCTGGTCCACCTCATGGGACAAGCCCGCCGATGACGTGCTCCGGGCAATCTTGATGCTGGCGGCAACGTTCTACGATGAACGCGACCAATTGACGCCGCTTGAAATGAGAGCGAACACCGTTGGCTGGAATGCCATCGTCAACCGCTACAGGTGGCCAGCGACATGAGAAGCCGCCGCCGCCAGCGATACTTCACCTTGCTGCTGCCGACTGTGACCGATGACAGCTTCGGACAGCCGGTGCGGACCTATTCCAGTTCACGGAACATAGTGGGCTTCTTCACCACGGGTTCCGGAACCAAGGGTGAGCTGGCGGAAGCGATCCAGGGCACGCAGACCAATACGCTTGAAACCCGATACCGAAAAGGGTTCGAATGGTCGCTTGAGTATCAACTCAAGGACATTGAAACCAAGGTTGTATACAGGATCGTTGGCCATGAGGACATCGACGGCCGACACAGCACCATACGCCTGGACCTTGAGGAGATGGTGCCATGATCCCTGCAGTGGTTTTCGTGGCCCGAGCTGCTCTTATGTCGCAAGTGAGAGCGATCGTACAGCGTGCCGCTGCTGCGGAAATGCGAAGCTACTCGAAATCCGAATTGCGCCGTATAGGAAACGTGGCGTTTGATCTGACTGGTGATCGGTTTGTTGCGAAGCGGTTTGCCCGCCTCGAAAACAAGGTGAGAAAGAAGATCAGTTGGAACGCAATGCGCGACGCGCTGAACGAATACCGGAACCAGGTGCGCCGGAACTGGCGATCGGTCCCGGTAGCCCGACCCACCAGAAAGACCCGTTCCGCTATCGCCCGTGGATATGGGATCAAGCGCATGGACGGGGATACCCTGGCAGTGGGCGTCCTGTACTCGAAACCGAAAGCCCGCAAAGCAAACCTTCTCGAATGGGATACGCGGAAGACTCGCGGAAAGCTGGTCGGCACGAATACTTTCGAGGAAAGCAAAGCAAAGCTGTTCCGGATCATTGCGGAATCGGTGCGGGTCCAGATCCTTCAGGATCCTGAAAACAACAAGGCACGCCGTCAGGCAGTCCGCGCCAGGATTGAGGGCAAGTAATGCTTGCAGAATTGCGAACAGTGTTGATTGGTGACAGTGACCTTTCAGCGTTGATCTCGAATCGAGTTGACCCGTTCAACTTGTCCGAAGGTGGGGTGGATGCGCTGCCGGCAGTGTTCTACACCGTGGACGATGAAGCTGCACTTCAAGCGATGACCAAGCAATCAATGAAGCTAGCCCAGGTCAACTATACGGCATTCAGTACAACTCTGGCGGAAGCCGAGGACGTGGCTGACAAGGTGCAAGCGGCCCTCGATGACTACTCAGAGACAGACGATGGAATCATCCACGTCCGCTGCATTGAACGCGACCGGGATACCGTGGAACCGATCGACGGTTCTGAAAATTACTTTTACAGCACTACCCTTCTCTTCCAGGTCTGGCATACGACATGAGCGATATTCAACCCGGCATAAATTCGATTGTTTCCCTCACCACGGCTTCCGGAGCTGCGACGTTCAGCGCTTCAGTCAGCATTGACAGCACTGAAGAAAATGAGCGTGTTGACGTGACCGGATTCGGTGATTCCTCGCGGGCCTACGTTATGGGGATCAAGGCTGCCACTGAGATCACCATTCGAACGTATGCGGACCCGCATGATCTGGCAGTTGGTGAAGCTTTGACGGCAACCTCAATCAGCTTCGGCGGGGCTGAAGGGCGCGTGATTACTGGCGCTGCAACCGTCGTTTCGTACTCCTCCTCTGCCGACGTGGACGGCGCGACCGTTTACGAGATCGGCCTACTCTACTGACGTTGAAAGGTGATGATGAAGGAACTGGATTCACTGAAATGGCTGCTGGATCAGAAATCAGAAGTTCACGAAGTAACGGTAGGGGGTCGCAGCTTTTATCTGCGAAGCCCAACCGTTGCCGATCGGGACCGATTCGACAACCTGGTCGCGAAGATGGAAATGGGAGCCGCAAGGCTTCGAACCCCATTGCTACAGGGGATCGTCTGCAACGTCGTAGGCGACCGCATCGCGCAGAATTTCGATTTCGACGCCCTGCCGGCAGAGTTGGTGGAACCCTTGATCGACAAGGCGCGCGAACTCTACGGAATAACCGATTCCCCTACGGATGGCGAGATCGACTGATTGCGCGGATCTCCGCGTTTTCAGGGGTCTCGCCCAGCCAGATTCGGAACACCTGGTCGGCACAGGACATTGCCCTGGTCGCTCATGTGGATCACTCGAGCGGCCTGCCCGATCGTCAGCTTGTAATGTTGCTTGCCGGCGCAGTTTCTTCCTTGGGTGGTAAGGACGCTTCCGAAGTTTACACAGCACTTTTCCCGGAGATGAACCCCAATGGCTAGAGCAGGATTCGCTGGATCCCTGGTGGTTGATGCCAACTGGAAGGGGCGCAACCTAAACAAGGGAATGAGAGATTCCCAGAAGCGGGTTCAGGGCTTCGGAAAAGCTGTGCGCCGAATCACAACGGCGGTCGCCCTGGGCGCTGGGGGTTTCGTAGCGGGCAAAGGTCTGGTCGGGCTCCTGAAGCTGTCTAAGAAAGGCAGTGAAGCCTGGTCGGACTGGTTGCTTGCCTGGAATTCCCTGAAGGCTGCCATGGGTAAAGTCCTGGCCGGTCCCGCCGAGTCGATCCTGAAATGGGCAAGCGGCGTTGCGATAGAGCTTGCAAACTGGCTTACCCAGTTTGAATCGTTCCCGGCTTTGCTGTCTGGAATCGGCAAAAAGGTTGTGGAGTTCTGGGATACCAGTAAAAACCTATTGAAGACCTGGACAGAGATCGGTGCCGTTTGGCTTCTCGGGAAAATGGAACCGAAATGGCTCATGTCCTTCTATGATTTGACCCTGAAGATCTATGACCTTTGGCAAAAACTCGCGGTGATTTTGAGCCAAGCCGCAAACGCGGTGGGGCTTGGTTCCGCTGCCCAGGCAATCGGGATCAATGCTGCCGGCCCAGCTTCCGGGAATCGCCAGATGCTCTACGGCGCTCAGAACGAACTTGCAGCAGTCAACCAGGGCGCAACATTGATGCCGCTCAGATAGGGGCCCGGAATGGCGCGAACATACACCGTCTACGAAAACCCGAATAGCCGCCAGGTCCAGGTCCAGACCCCTGGAGTTGGTTCATCGGTGTTCAGTTACGAGTTCAC